CCTACACCCATCTCGGACGGGCTCGTATTAGCCTCGGGATGCGCAGCGCCGAGTGCGACCACATTCCCGCTAGAGTCGATGGTGCCCTGCACGGCCAGCACTCCACCCTTCCGGAACCAGCTTTGTAAGAAATCAGATACTGCCATGTTCAGCCCTCCTTTTCGTGTGTGGGCCTACTACAGCTTCAGAAGCATCACATCGCCATAATCTGTGGCATTTACGGACATGGGTTACTCCTCAAAACGCTATTCAGACTGCAAGTTGTAATCAGCAACCACAGTCATGTATGCAACAGAAACACGAACATCGCCTGTGCCATCGAAATTTCCACCAGTAGCAGTTAGCACGACATTAGTACCAATAATTACGTGCTCGTTTACCCCACTTTGCCATTGGGCGTTGGCTGTCCCTGAATGCTGTGCTGTGGCAACCTGTATTCCCCATCGGTCTGGGTCCGTCACTGTTCCGACTTCAAATCCAGTCGTTCCACCAGATAATCCCAAAGCTGTCGTTATCATGGTCGATACTCCAATGATAAACGCACCATCTGGAATGAGTGATGTCGCAGTGACAGTTGCCCCGCTCACATTGCGTAGGATATCGGAGGCGTGACGCACCTCGTGTGCACAATGGTTGCTATAAACACGCTCATTCCCGTTGGTATCAACCGCTCTGAAGGAGTTATCAGTAGAGTTGACCTTGTCTTGTTCATTCAATGCCCGAACCGTATCAAACGGGCCATCCAGCACTAGCAGGTTAACATAGTTGTTAGTGCCGCCGTCATCAATGCGGCAGAAGGTCGTGAACGCCGGTGCACTTGGGGCGATGAGTTTAGCGTTAATAGAACAATGCGTTGCAGATAGATTCACCAGTGGAGTCGAAAGGGAAAGAGCCGCCCCATTGATGAGAATAATCAAATTGTCAATGGTAAGGCGGAGGATAAAATCTGAGTTGCTTCCCGTTCCTCGGATTCCGGCCGCATCCACATCTGGCATGGAAAGATAAATCGTTCCGAAATGGCAGGCAAGGAATTCCTGTGCTATAGGCGCAGAGGTGTTCTTCGCCAAAAATCGAAGAGGCTGCCCTACTGCGGCAAGATTAGCTGCGGTGTCTCCAGCCCAGTGAAGACTACCAGACTCAAGCTGTTTTATCGCAGTGTAGTCTCCGAGCCCCTGTCCTTGCCGAGAAAAAATTCTCCCATGCGATAAGCCGTCAATTGCCCTTAGCTCAAATGTTGTGTGGCCAATAACCGCAGCACCGGCAAGAGCAATCCCTTCATCAAGAATATCGCCAATGAGAATGTTACTATTATCGGCAAAAGCACTTATATACAGAGGATGGCCGGCCACTTCCCACGTATAAGTTGCCGAATCCACCTGGCCGAAACTTACTTGGTGAATGTTTCCAATCACCATTCTATCCTGCCCCCACGCAAGAATGCCCATGGATGCCGCCTCAATATAGGTGTCTCCAAGCACCCGATTATTTTTCGCTTGGGACGTATCTTCATGAGCGGAAAATACAAGGCAGCGCGGATGGACTGTGGTGTTGGAAAGAACTGTGTTAGTAAATCGAGGGTTCGTTACCGTGATATCATCGCAACCGACAAAGAGAAACGCTGACAAGCAGTCCCGAGTGAGAATCGTAGCTGTGGTAACTCCAAGCGTCGCGTCCCGGAATGCGCTTGTCATTGCCGGAAGAGTCGTAGCAAGCACCCCATTGTATACGACCTTCGGATACTCAATCGTGATTCCGGCTTGCTCATTTGCGTAAAAGCACGGCAAGCCAAACACGTCGTAACGGATAGATCCTTTCTCTGTGAAGATTAAATGTGCGCCAGAGGCTAGCTCGATCGGATCAGTTGCGTCGTTGATATCAACAAAATACGGTCCTTCAATGAGAACCGCCGCGCCTGTTGCCGCTGATTCCACGCAGGCCGCCTGGATCGCCGCCAGAGAGTCCGTCGCATCATTCGCAACGCCGCCATAGCTCTCAGGGAAAATCCAACGGTCTAGGCGTACAGCTACCGTTTCGGGCTGCGCTCCAGTTCCAGAGGCAGTATAGGTAACAAGCCCGGCCCCATTCCCAGGCGTGACGCCGTCCGCAAGATCCTCCCGCAGCCCAGCATCGGCAGGCCCATTCAAGAGCGAAGCATAAACCAGCGTTCCGTCCTTCTCTCGAACCGCGATGCTGTAGGCCGAGCTGACGAAAAGTGCTCCGGGACTCCCACTGTGAGAGAAAAATCCGTTGATCGTCCGCACCGGCTGCGCCGCAGGAATGGAGAGCGCCGCATCCCAGTAGACCGAGATGGGATTCGTCTCGGGGTTGGCCCCCTCACTTCCGATGTAGACGAACCCATTCTCCACGGGCAAGCCATCCCTACCCAGCACGACGGGGAAAGGAAGAGTCACGTAGGCAGCCATCAGTCATTCTCCCGCAGTGCTTCACGCACTTTTGCCTGCAACCGTTTGTCTTTGAGTTGTCGCGTCAAAAACTTAATGGCGCTCACAAGAGGTAATGGCACTCCAGCCGTACCGGAAATTGCTGTATCAATGAGTCCCGCAAGTACTGTCGCGGTGTTGCTTGTATTCACTGCTCCTGGCGGGGATGTCGTTACTACTTTTGCGACATCATTTACCGTGCGCAGCATTCCCGCACCCTTTGACCCGAAGATCAAATCCAATTTACCACTCTGATCCAATTTTGTGATTGTCCGGTCTAACTGGGTCGCAGAAAATACACGGTTCCCGTATTGGTCCGTGGAGGCACTTTTAAGGGCCTGATCTTTAAGGTATTGGACTGTCCCGCCCTGAAGTTCACGCCATGCCTGACGTCCTTCCTCACCCGCCGTCTGAAGGAGGCGACGAAACTTCCGCAGCGATTCTACGGAAGCCGTGGGGTCGAGCACCGTCCGGTTAAGCACATGCTCCAAAGCGACGTTACGATCACTCGTTCCTCGCTTGCTTGTAAGCAGTCGTTTGACAATCGTCGTATTTTCATAGTCATTCGCGTACTCAGCGCGCGCGGCGCGTGCTTTTTTGTATAGGGCGCCACCAGCCCCCTCAGTTTCTGTATCGATGATCTTTTTGAGGTCCCTGGCAAATTTGATATTTGTAGGTTCTGCATTCGTTCCATTGCTGATTGCACGTCGCAATAGCTCGATCTTCTGAAGCGAGGCAGGCTGCGCAACGAACTGTTCAACTTCATTCTCCATGAGAATCCCGAGTTGAATTGCCTTTTTTTGCGCCAATGGGAGGATATTTGCCACCGCCGCCTCTGGTGTCGCCTCAGTGAGGAAAGTCGCAAGCTCGTCCAGCACCACCGGCGCCTCCATCTCACCAGCCTTCTCCGCCTCTTTGTATAGTGATCGAATCTTAATCTTGTCCCGCGCGGCGCGAGTCCGTAATGCTTTATCGACTATTGCTCCGACTGAAGGCAAGTCTGTGCTCTGCGCCCCAGTCATGTCGACGAACCTATCAAAATTCTGTGCTAGCTGCTCATTCTGCTGCGCAAACCGCTCTCGAAGTGGTTCGCCCACGCCAGGAAGTTTTGCAATTTCGCGCTCAAATCGCTGTTGTTGAAAAGTCCGGCTTGCCTGGCCTTGAGTTAGCCGAATCGGAACAGGCAGTTGCTCCGCCTGGGCGATCCGTGTTGCGGCCTTACCAGTGGCGGCCATTGCCGTCTCAGTTGCTGCCGAGACCTGTGGAACCATGCGTTCTAATACCGCCTCTCCGGCTCGTGCAGCCACTCTCGGTAGGGTGGCTGGTGCCATTGCTCCGGCAATTCCTCCGACGATAGTCGCGGCCGTTCCGCCCACTGGTCCCGCACCCATCTCTTGAGCTGTCTGCCCTGCCGCGCCAGCTCCAGCTCCACCGGTAATTTGCGCCATGGGATCAGCCGCTAAAGTTCGACCTATTGCCTGGGCTGTTGGTTTGGCCGCAGCTCTTGCCGTACTTGCGACGGCTTTACCTGCCGCCGCAATGCCACCCATGCTTGCGGCGCCTGCTACTGTCTGCTCTAAGATCCGCTCTGCCGCAGTCCTGGGCTCAGCCACACCTAGTCGACTCAACCAGTCCGCCATGGCATCGCTCGGTATAGTGTAATGAGTACCGAGTAGGTGGTTGATTGAACTGATTAGAGGATCTCCAATCAGCTGTACGAGTGTAGCCGCTCCAGCCCCGGCCATTGCACCCGGAATTGCTCCCACGCCCGCAATTGGCGCACCCATAGCCGCCCCAACCGCGGCACCCATAGCTGGTAAAGCCGCGCCTCGAGTGACCGCCCCTTGCAGCCCTGTGATGGTCGTCTGTGGGGGCATTTCTGTTGGCATACCAGCCACCCCAGTGGTGAACTGCGGACTTCGAGCCACCCGCACCGCCTCTGCGAGACGTTGAGCAGCCTTAGTATCACCCGCCTGATCGGCGGCAACAAGGGCCTGTTCAAGTTGGGTCGTAGTTGCCATGAGTTATTGCGCCGGAAGATATTTTTGGAGCAAATCGTCGACATTTGGCGCAACAGACGTCGGTTTCACTTCCTGAGATGGTCCTAGTCTTGCCGACCCGAAACCGAACTGCTCAGCATTAGGGTATGCCCGCGCCTTTTCTAGAATTTGCGCATAAATCGCATTGACCCGGTCAATGTTGTATAGAAGTTGTTTTTTGCTCTGTGACAAGGCCAAGTTTCCCATTATTGCTTGCAGTGTACTGAGTTCTCGGTCCGATACATTTCCCAGCGCACCCCCTGTTGGGGCGGCCTCCCGCATTTGCTGAAGTCGGTCAAAGCCAATGTTGGCCACGATCGTTTGCGTTAGTTGTTCAGCGTCGATGCGGTTTGTACCGGGAATCCCAATTGCTGAAACTATTGCTCCTGGAAGCCCAAGAACTGGACTATACCACGGGGAATTTTCGATCTTCATCTTCAAGCGGTCGAGGTCCTCAAATACGACACCACCAGCGCGACCTACCAATGCCTGTTTATGCGCTTCACTCCGCTGGAATGCCACGGCCTTCGCCTCTTCAGGGCCGCCAGGAATTGGCGCCATGGTGTACTTTCCGCCATCCTCTACTAACTGCCAGCCCGGGGGAATCGTTCCAAATTGGGACTTGCCATTAATGTTGACGGAAACACCGGTGCCCCCGATCAATTGGACTTTGCCGTCAGGGCCGATCTGAAACGGCTTATCCAGATCCAACCCCAAAGCTTTTTTCTGCTTGGAGTTGAGTACTGACCAGCCAGTTACTTTTCGAGTTTCTTGAAGTTTTGCGAAGGTCTCAGCAAACTTTTTCGGGCCCATAGCTGCTGACAAAAATAGTCCTGCCGAAGTGGCCGCTGCTTCCGGAGCGAGCCGCACGAGCTCTGAAATGTCCTCCGCCTTCTTAGCCTCATCTTCCATACCACTATTATGATAAGCTTCCACCTGCTCAGACAACAAATTCTGCGCAATTTCCGGCCGGCCTGCTATTAGAGCGGCGTAGACCTGAGATGCTTGATCGACACGTGCTTGACGCTGCTGGTCTCCAATCTCAGCTAGTATGGGCTTATACGCCTCACTGAGTTGCGGATATTTTAGCATCATTTGCACGACACCTTGGGGCGTTGGCTGAGCGCTCAGAGACGCAAGCTCGGCTCGCAGCTGCTCCGCCTGCTGATTCGCGTGCTGCTGACTTTGTAGTTGTGTCGCGCCTTGCGCTAGTTGAATAGCGCCCAATAGACCCTGCACGGGGTTGGGCAGGTTGAGTCGGTAGTCGAAGGGCTGTGGCATCAGAACACCTTGAGTGCTTTAAGTATGGCAAGTTGGCCCATTGTATCAGAAATTGATCCGACTGCTTGACCCTGCGCTACCGCCTTACCTGCTTGTGCCTGACCAATTTGACCGAGAAGAGCCGCGATATTCGAGCCCGTCGCCTGATTCGCCGCAGCTTCACCCGCGGCTGAAGCCTGACCTAAACCAGCGACCTGCCCCAGCCGAGAAAACCGCTGCTGGATTAATTGACTTAAGAGCTGCGGTCGAAACTGTGCTAATGCCGCTTGTACATTACCTCCGCGCAACCCGCCCGTCGCCGAGGCATTCTGCAAGATTGCTTCCTCTCCAGTCTGGGTTAGTGCCTTGAATTCGGGCGATTGTTGCACCGCCCCAATTGCTTTAGCCTCAGAACCAGGCTCGCCTAAACCTAGTAAATTCACTAGTTCGCCAACTGACTCAGTTCCCGCCTCTGCGTAAGGCTTCAAAAGTGCTTGAATCGCGTCAAAACGACGGCCCCCCTCAGAAATTCCTCCCTTAGCCGCGTCTTTCTGCGCGGCACTGGCCTTGTTGGCGCTGTAAATTTGGGCGCCCGCACCCACGACTGCAGTTCCTGTAATTGCTACTGCGACCCAAGTCATAACAGCCTCCCACCCCCATATTTGGCTACGACCACACCAAGTTTTGGCGCGTTGTTTACATCGTATAGTGAGAACCCATCTTCTACCAGCTCCGCTTCCAACTTTTCTACGGAGGTTGTATCTGTGCGGTGGATTGTGAGGACTACTACGTCCGTCAATGCTACGACAACACGTTGGGTCCCGACTGGCGACGGTACAATCTGCCCTGGCTCGAGTGTATAAGTTTCTCCCTGCCCCGCTACCAGCAATGCACCACAACAGCCAACAAGGAGGTGCTCAGTCTTGTGGACTTTGGAAACAATCACATTGCCGGCCGGAATCTCAATTCGACGGCAGTACATCCCACCCGCGAAGAAATGCTGCGTGTCCATAGCCGGAGCTTGCGGCATCTCCGCCATGACCCGCTGCAAATCTTCGACAGTCTGCCGTGAGATAATCGAGCTTGCGGCACTTACAACCAAAGGTTGTTGCATAGATGTTGCCATCAGGATACCTGCCGCCCGGATGCGCGGATCGTCAGTCCAGTCGTCCCGGCGACGAGCGAAATAAAGTCCGACACTTCCAGTGTGTGCCCCACCAACTCCGGGCAAGTGTACGTCTGCGCTGGCTGAATCGTCTTACTGAGAGTTTGATTCACAGTCCCTGCCGCGCCACCGCTTGGAACGAGGTTCACGACGAACGTGATCCCGGCTGCGGTTGTGTTGTGCGCCGTGAACTTATCGATGATCGTTTTGACCGCTGTCGATGTGTACTCCGTCGTCTGCGACGTTGGCGCATTCTTCGAGGCGATGAGCACAACGATTATGACAGCCATTAGGAGACCCTCACCAACGTGAACGAAGCATGACTTAAACTGATATTTTGCGCACCGTCATAATTAAGTACGAACAAGCTAACCCGCTGCCCAGGAGTTAACGTCACCAAACCTGAGCCCGCAATCGTGAAGTAGTCTGTCGTGGCCCCAGCGTAGCCCGCGCCATTATCCTGCGCCACGCCATCCACCATGAATCCGCCCTCAATTGAATCGGTCGGCGCCACGGACTTCGCCGCCATGGCCCAGTTGACGAGGTAGATCCCACTCCTGAGCACGGACAGATAATAACTGCCCCCGAAGTCCATCAACGAGGTCAGCCCCCCTGTGAGACCCGTGTTCACCTCATAGGCTGTGTTCCCTGCGGCGACGGTGATGGTAACCACAGTGTTGCGCAAATAGAACTCACCGTATGGATGCTCCTCATCCACGGTTTGCAGCACCGGTGCCAGTGACACGCGTTCTACGTCGGAGACCAGGCTCTCCGCTATGGGGGGAATTGCCGGTATCGGCGAGGCACCCTGGATCAGCGCCGACAGCTCCTCCAGCTTGGCGAGTGCCTCCACGGCCGCAACGTACGCCACCGCTATCTCGGTCTGAGACTCTAGGATACCCGAAGGGATGCGCTCAAACAGGTGCTCGAAGGCGCGTATAGCCCGCAGATTCGGGAGAAACTCCGCCAGCTCAGATCGTGTCAATGGGCGAGGGTTGAACTTATCCATGGCTACACCGCCAACGCCTCGGCGCGAATCTCTAGCCGCGCAGCGGCCAAGAAGGCGTCGCTGCCGCCCTGAAACCGCTGCAATCGCCAATGCCGCATGGGGCCTTGGCCAAGCCAAACGAGACGCTTGTCCCGCTCACCGCGTGTGCCTGCCTTAATGGCGTGCGGCACGCTCCAGGTCTCCCCATCCTCCGAATAGCTCGTCATGACCGTCGGGGAAAGACCAAGCGCTGTCCGTCCCGTCAAACACACTAACTCTACCTCGTGAAAGAGAGCGCCTCGACTCTCATTGTAGACGACCATCGTGGAAAAGTCCCAGCCGACTTTCTCTCCCCAGTGATCCGAGTGGGTATTCGTTAGCACCCCAAGCGCCCCCGTCGTGGGGTGGCACACGCTCCACTGATCGAAAACTCGGACCAAGTGGTGCGCGAGGTACTGACTTACCGATGCCAACCCCGAGGACAAGATGAACCAGACTGGCTCCCCCAAAAACCTGGAGGCCGCCGCATCGTAGACCAACGTTTGGTCCGGCAAGTGGATCAAAAGAAGTTCATGACCCTGATCCACTCGCGTCTCCGCAAGAATCTTGGCGAGAGTCGCCTCGGAATACCCGCCGAGGATCTGATCAATGGCTCGGGTCGAGATCTTCACACTCCCCCCATTGCTAGCCAACCACACCGCGATGGACTCGTTGCGCCCTCCGCCCACAAACGCGATCGCATCCAAAAAAACCGCGCAGGAGTGCGTGCCCACGGTTCCACGTGAAACATGCGCCCCAGCAATCCGCTGAAAGGGGAAACCGCTTCCACCCACGTTGTCGAACGTCTCCATCGTGTACCGGTTGAGTGCCACAGGCTCGTTGTGCACCTTAAGCAGGGCCTTCACCGGGTCAGGATCCGCCTCGGAAGAGCCGTACTTGGTGGTCAGCACGGAGAAGGGATCGGCCAACTCCGTCACCACTAGATTCTCCCCATCGGTCGTCATGAAGAACCCGTCCACCCACAACACGTCGATCACGGCGCCTAAGTCCGGGTCGGTCACTTGTTGCAGCGCGCCATTCCAAAGGTAGAGATTGCCACCAGCGGCGACGGCTAGGTAGTCGAAGGAGTAATCCAAAGTTGCCAATTCGATTCCGGCCACCGCCCCCAGCTCGACAACACTACCGTTCTCGCTAACCCGGACCAGCTTAGTCCCGAGCACTCGGTAGTGCGCACTGTTCCAGTTGATCCCGCCTCGGCACGGCCCAAGTCCAGGCTCGCTCAGACCAACAATTCCATCCGCCGGCCGAAGGTAGCCTTTACTGATGCCCTGCTCGACCGGCACCGGCACCATATTCACCGGGTACCGCGTCCGGAAGTCCGCGGCCTCGTCCGTATAAATCCCGTTGAGAATTGGTACTTGCATGGCGAAATCGTAGTATAATTATATTAATTCTTTTGGGGACTTATCGTGTTCAACACCATTTTAGACGGCCTACACCATACCTTAACTTGGCTCGTCGTATTCGTGGTCGGAATCCTGACCTTCAAGGCTCTCTGGCAAATTCGGATTGAGATCATCTCAGTGGTAGTTCTCCTTGCAGCAGGTACCATTTACCTACTTACCCCCAAGGTCTTCTGGTGGTGTCTTTTTCCAGCACTTGGATTTTTTTACGTCCAATGGCTAGAAGATCATCCGTGGTATTAGACAACCATCCGTTCATAGAGGAACAACACCTTCATATCATCGTTCACATCGACGTTGTTCGCATCGGCGATAGTGACAGTCCACCTGGCGGGTACCGCGAGCCCCGTGGGCATCGGATAGGTCCCCTGGAAGAAGTCGTAGCGGTAAGTGAGACTCGCCGCCTGCGTGATGTTGTTGTCAAGCTGCAGGGAGTATGCGCCGTCTGGCTCGACCAGGGTGATTCGCAGCAGGCGGTCTCCGACCGTCGCCGTTGATGTATAGTTCACCTGCAGTGCGTTAATGCGCCATTGCTCGTTGGCCGGCACCGTCCACGACTTCGAGTTCTCGTTGGTCGCGGCGTCGTGCTGATGTGTCACAAGCGGCACTTCCATCACCGCATCGGAATAGCTCTGGCCCCCTACGTTCTGTCGCATCGCTGTGCCCTTGGTTATCCGACTCGGAACCACGAGGACGTGGCCAGGTCGTATTTCAGTCGAAAGAAGTCATTAGCGGAAAGCGTCGTCGGCTCCCCGGTCACCGCCGTTGCCCCGTTACCGTTGATCGTCAGCGCGGTCACCGCCTGAGTGCAATTCACCAAAATCTCTTGCTTATCAACCAAACTCGTCGAAATCGGGAGGACGATCGTACCGGTCGCGTAGCCCGCCACAGGGGTGAGGATGAGGTGTACGTTCTGGTTATCTTCATTGCCGTCGGTAATCGCCACGCTAAACCCCGTCGCCGAGGGTGCTGCGTATTGGGTCACGTAATCGCCAAATCCAGCCCCGGAAAACGTCAGGTTAGCTTGCATATACGCCAACAGCACACTTATTGCAGCTTTGCGAGCATCCCCATTACTCTGGCTGTAGATTGGGACGAGGTCACCCGCAACCACCGCGTCAACTGCAGTTAATTGATTGATCGTAGACATTAAAGCTCCAGTGGGCTATCTCGGCCAACAAGAAGCGCATCAGTCGGAGGATCAAGAAATGCGGTGTCATTTCGCCACGGTTTGTTCCCGGCTCCGGCTGGGAACATAGAGGGGAACTGCTGTTCCGGAGGTAGGCTAGCACGCTGTAGAAGGACCACATATCCAGCCCGCGCAGTCGCTCGCGTCTCAGTGGGGATACTCTTCCCGATGCTCGGGGCAATCCGCACCGCTAAATTGGTTATGATAGCTTCATTTGCCGAATCTGGAACGTTGGTTTCTTCATCCAGACTACTATTCTCCGGGCTGATTGGAATGGGGTAGCCCACACGAATCCCCTTGCCGTTCCAGGTGGCCATCATCGTGTCCATCCGGCGGAGAGCGAGGTCGAGCTGCTCGGGCTGAAGATCGTAGACATAGGAGGCATAGCCAATTTCAGCGAATGCCGCCTCTACAAACTGGCGTTTAGACCAACTCATCGCGTTTGTGCCTCAATCGCCGCCGGCAACGTCTCATGCCATCCGGCGGCCATGGCGTCTGCCAGCTCACCGGCCGAGCGTATCGACCGGCAGTTAAACGTCCCACCTGGCCGCGCGTGCGGACCTTTGCCGATATACACCAGCGTCGGTTGGAATGGCCGGACTACCTCTTGCCGCGCTTCGGCTTCGGTGGCACTTTGTTCGGCTTCCCCGCCTTCTTGGCGAATTTCCGCGCCGTCCCCAGGGCGATCGCTACCGCTTGCTTCCGAGATCTTCCTCGACCGACCTCGGCCGCGACGTTGCGGCTGATTGTCTTCCGGCTGTAGCCTCTCTTGAGGGGCATCGTTCACCTCGGGTTCTGTTTCCATTATCCACCCCAAAAGGGGAGACTGAGTTTCCCCAGTCTCCCCATGCGTGATGTCTTACGTCTGGCTGAACAAGATCAACCCACTCATCTCAGGCTGCTTGTTCACCACGCCGAAAAACGTGTCGGCGCGAAACTTCGTCTTCGCCGTGTTGATGTCATAGAACTTCTGGAGCACGAGCTCCAGGCCCTGATCGGTTGTGCCGCGCATCACCTGTACCCCGGCATCTGTCGGCACCGCCAACCTAGCCGGCAAAATCTCCAGCGCATCCTTGTGCCAGAACGGGTTGATGTCGGCGGCAACGGTGTTGAGGAACACGATCGCTGCCGTCGCCGACACGGTGACTACGCAGTTCTGATACTGCGCCTCGGCATCCGTCCCGCCCTGGTTGCTGATGATCGGAGGAGAGATAGTCACCGTGGTGCCCGAGTCCACCGAAATCACTCGGAACGTCTTGAGCTGACCGGTGTTGCCCTTGGTAATGTGATGCACCGCGTTCACGCCCGCAACCGTAAAGCAGTCGCCCGCTACGACATTGGTCGTTGAGGACCAGGTCACAGTCTGGTAACGGTTGTCCACATTGCCGCGCTCACCCGTCACCGCGACGCGCGACGCGACTGGCGTGTAATAGTTTACGGCGGCGGGCAGCGTGCTCATGGTCTTACCTACCCCACCCGCCGCCGCGGTGATCCGATTGGCATAGTCGAGCTTGAGCGTGTCGAAGCTCGCGATTCGGCCTACGTAGCCGCGCTCATAGGCAGCGACCGGCTTCGTGTTCATGGTCTCACGACCGGCCAAGTTACTAGCCATGCCGTTGTATGAGCGCGTCGACAGGGCAATTGCACGATTCGCCATCGTCACGCCCTGCTCATTCATGATGGCCTCGCAGAGCGCCACGTCGTCGTAGCCCGAGGCCGCGGCCGTCTGTTTCACCACGAGCGTCCCCTGATTGGCTGCCACTGCCATGATGGCGACATTGACGTCGCTCGCAAGCTTCTGCCGAGCAGCATCACCGAGCCGATTCTCCTGGAGCGCATCGCGAAGTTCCTTCGCATCCAAGATGAATGGCGAAGACTTCACAAAGCCGAGTGTCGCGGGGACAGAAAGCTGCGTAGAATCATTAAAGTTCGCCGTCTGATCCAGCCCATCAAACGACTGCGCAACGTACGGTTGGGGCCGCCAAATTACATCATTAGCACGCTCCATGTCCGTATCACCGGGGCGGTATTTCGAGACATACCGGGAAAGCACAAGTGCGTCATTGAAACCTTCGAGCATCTGCTCAAACGCGACGCGTTCCTCTTTGGAAAATTCATTTGCCATTGGGCTAATCCTCGTAGGTTATGAACGCCCCGCCTGTCGCTTTTGCTGCTTGTGAGCATGAACTTTGCTGTAATCGCCAGTCTTAGCGGCATCGGCGCGGAGTTGTTCAAGTGTGGAATCAACCGTGCCCGACTTGGGCGCAGTTCCGTTGATCTTCTTTTCAGGTGCGGGAGGTGTTTTTGGTTTCACTTTGAGGTCTTTCTCAACCTTCGCTGCGGCGAAGGCGAAGTGGACAGGATCTTGAATAGCCGCGAGGGACTTGACGTGATCCAGATTTTTTCCGAGGGCGTAGATCAACAGCGCGGCGTTATCTGCGCCATAGATGATGATACCTTGCTGCGTCTCGCTAAACGCCTCTAAGACGCTCGCCTCGGCATCCTCAAAATCTGGCACTCGGAGTTTACGCTTAGCCTCTCCGTAGGAGTTGAGTTTCGCCCGCCAAGTATCGGCCTGCACCTTCTCGTCAGCCTCTCGCTGACGAGCGCGCTCATCTACCCGGCGCTTCCGCTCATGCCATTCTGTCAGCTTTGCCTCGTACACCTCCGTGTCATAATCGAGATCTTCCAATGTGGGCTTGGGCCCGAGAGAGAGTTCTGTCGTCTTCTCTCGCTTCTCCAGTTGTGCTTTAAGTTCTCGATTTTCCCGCTGGGTCTCGCGATGGGCTTTGCGCAAATCGCGCACCCACTGCGGCGCCGCTTCAGCCTCCTCCTGTGCGGAGGGCGCATCCTCTCCGATCGTGACAATGACTTCCGCAGTCTCCTCGACACGATCTGTCTCCTCCGCAAGAGCTCCTTTGCCCTTCACGGATTCCTCAGACGTCTCTGTGGCGCCGTTCTCGCTCTCCGGTGGCTGCTTTTCCGCCTCACCCTGAGCTAGAGCCTTGTCCACGTCATCAACGTCGAGCTTCTCAATTGTCATCTTACACCCCTAGTTCATCATTCACCCATTGTCGTGGCTAGGCAGTTATCGTATTATAGCGCGATCGATTAAGGGGTAATACCCCCTGTCGGCGCAATCCGTGGGCCAAGCCGCTCAATAAAACTCAGCGCCTGCTCCTGCTTCTTACTGCTGATGTCCGTAGCGATATCGGCCGCCTCTGCGCGTGTCTTATCCGCCTTGGCTTGGGCGAGAATTGTGTCAGCCTGGGCTTTGGTACCCCGGGCCGCCTCCGCTTGTGCGGCTGAACGCAAGTACTCATCCTGCGGACTTGGCGGCGTATTCGCCTGCTCTTCAGCTAGTTCCTTGCGCTCCCGCTCATTCGGTTGGACCACCCCCATCTTCACCAACTTCTGCCGGAAATACGCGCGCACTTCACTGATCCCCTCGCCATCCATATTGAGCATGGCCATCGCCCCCAATACCTGCTTGGTTTCAGGGTCGTCAGTTGTTCGCGCCATGGTCGACAATGCACGTACTGTTGCAGCGCGTTTTGTTGAGCTTGACGGGCCAACATTCACGACTACTGCCATCCTAGCCTGATGCAAATCATTCTCATACTCCACCTCGCCTGTTTTCGTGATCACAAGCCGCGTGAGTCGCACTCGACTAGATCCACCATCGGAACCCACAGTACGAAGTACGCGGTCCTTTTCCACCAGCAAATCTTTTGCCATGCCGAGCCAGACCTCACCGCAGCGCTTCATCGCCTTCGCCATGTTGCTCATGTAAATAAAAGTCTGCATGTCGAGTCGATTCTGCACGAGGTGCGCTGTCTCAGTAGACACGTTCCCTACAATTTCCTCCCCCTGCTGTTGGTTCCCCAACAGGTCTTTCATGTCCTCCTCAGTAATTTGTAGGAGGGCCGCCATTGCCGGTGGAATCGTCGGGACCTTCGTGTATGCGAGTGGATTAGCCGGCAATTCATTCCCACTAGCGTCTGTGATGGGATTGATCAGTAGATATGGGTAATTTTTGATGTTGTCTTCCGCCCACATCAACGTATGACCAGAAATCTGCTCGGAAAGAAAGATCGGCTTCTCCACTGACGACAAGGCGCTGAGTTCGCCCAGCTTTGAAAGCTGCATATTTTTGAGCCGTTGTGCATCCTTGGCCAAACGAATGTGCCCCATATACCGTTCAACACCATCAACATACCAACGCTTTCCGTACGTAGGAATCACTGGGATATTCTGCCCAGCGATGTAACCACAGTCTTCCAGGACTCGACCGCCTGAAAGGAGATACTTATGCGCGCGACGTTGTTTCACACGCTTCGTCCGTATCTCTCGGGCACCCACTGCTGTGAGCCGCGCAATTTGTTCCCCCAACTCATCGGTAGTCAGTCGCACTTCGCGCCCATCTAAGTGCTCCCATACGTGAATCGTCTGCTGGGTCTCCTCAAGGCGGTAATACTCGCACACAAACACTACATCAGGTGTAGACCAATCGAACTCAGTAGCCTGAATTTCCTTGGGCCAAGTTATTGGGTCGTCGTCGTACTCATCTCGGTACGCAGTAGGTGTCATACTGGTGAGGACATAGCAGCGCTTTGCATCTGCCTTGTCTTGTCGTTTTGCCCCCAGATCAAAAAATACAGAAGTATCCGCATCGTAGATCGGCTCGATGCAAATTTGTTGCCGCTCATTCTCCGGGTCTTCATCATCCTCGTATTCCGCCCGCAGTCGCCAAGACAAGGCAGATGCCGCTGTCGCCTCCTCAAAGGCGTTGTCATATGCCTCATTTGCCTCACTGCGCTCCTCATCCGCTCGATATAGCCCGCCACAAGTATCAGCTAATGCATCGGCGGCCATATCGTCGTCGACTGATTCGAAGTCAACCGTAATTCGATTATTTCGATATTCGTTGATGATGCGAATCACCGAGAGGTGGCATTTATTAACCTCAAATCGCGGTCTATTTGCGAACTGCTCACCAAGTGGCCCTTCCCACTGCGCCCCAGAAATTGAATAGAAACGTCGATCCTCCAAGCACTGCTTTCGCTCATCGCGTACCGCGGCCTGAATTTGGTCAAATTCAAGCAGCGCTTCACGGTGAATCGCGGCCAAGCGCTGTTCGTTGGTAGGCTTAGACATATCTGCTTATAACAGGCTGTGGTCTCACTGGCGACAACTTCTTCTGGTCACGCCCGACGAGAGCCCGCCCCTCACCAGCACCCAGCACTAGGTATTGCAGCGCTTCAGCGACATGCGAATAAGGATTCTCCTTGTCTGGAGAATCTTGATACCGCTCACCACTGATCTTGAGTCGCTTGAATTGATACCCTCCAGAGAGTGCCTTAATCAGCATCTTACACCGAGGCGCAATCAAGATCCCTGGTTCACCGTCGACTAGTCGGCGCAGGAGTGTGTCCACTGCTTCTACCCGCAACGCAAAATCATTGCTAGGTGCGAGGTGTAGCACAATACCCTTAGCGGCCAAAATCTGGAATGGCGTAGACTCATCACTCTGTGCTCGCGCATTACCAGCCGGATCACCCCAGCCGCACACTTGGAAGTCACCATATTTGCCGCGCAACAGCGGGCCGAGCTGATCCCCGAAACGTGCGGCACCCATGTCTTCAGCGACCAATTCATCAACAATTATCCACGCACCATTAGCTTTGCGTTGTCCAATGACGCATGCCGGTGTCAATCCCCAGTCTTGCCCAATCATCAATGGCAAATCTTGGATCGGACGTAGATCTTCATGGGCGACATGAAGATTCTCATGGAAATCTGGGTGGATCGGTCGACCGTCGAATGTGAGTCCGCGCTCATTTGCGAGATTAACCGCGATCCAAGGATCACTTTTCCCAGTGGCGCCCTGAATGTAATATCCATTAGGATATTTCTCGGCAAGACTAGCTCGATTCTCATGCTCAGGATTAGGCCGCCAATCAACTCGCCCATTTGGGAGCCGACCGCCACGAATCAACCCGCCCGGCTGGACAAAAAACTCCCACCCTTCTGGTGCCTCGTCTTGGATTCGGCACAGCCAATGATCATCATCAGGTGCATTATAGTCACCCATTACTCCGTGCCAACTGCAATTGATCCCACACACTTCCCTGGCTGGGTAGCGCCCATGGCGTAGATCAAGGAGGTCGACGACCCCTTTCGGAAGTTCCCTCATCTCATTACACCATGCGCCAGTGATCTGAGTCCCGCGCAATTTTCGGACGTCGTCCTCGCGATCAAGCGCGAGAAAGATTATATCCGACTCGACCCGAGTCCCATCTTCCAGGCTGAACCGCAACTGATGCTCAGGAGGTCCCGCTGATCCCCCGCCACGGAATTGCCCGAGATCCCCCAAAAGTTGTCGCCAATCACGAATCGTCGTATCTGCCAGGTCTAGATACGTATTGCGTATGGCCAACCAACGCGTGGGACGAACACCCTCAGTGTTAGGTGCTTGCTCCGTCATGAGGCGGAGAATTTTCTGGATTACCGTAAATGTTTTAGCGCTGCCTAACGGGCCCTGCAGACACTGCACACGAGCCGACGACTGCCAAAATCGTCGGAGCACCTGACCTGGTGGTCTCGTGCGAAGTTCAATCGTCCGTTGTGCCACCTGTCAAATCCTTGATGATGAGCAGTGGTTTATCCGCATGGAAGTCCATTCGTTCTCGATACTTCTCCGGCTTGGCCCCCTTCAGCAAAAAGATCAACAGTGTGTCTGAATACCGTTTTATGTGGCCGCACGTTTCGCCCTGGAAAAACACCGGCTCTTCCACCCCTTGAAATGCCCGACGCCGAGCCTCATCCTCCAACGTCTCCATGCCTTCTTTGACGGCCTCTTCCCATTGCGCCGCGAACTCAGGATTCCGATGCCGCTCTTGATACCACCGCACTTTACTGATGCACGTATACCGCGCGGCTTCACTCGCGTTGGCCCATTCACGGAGCCTTTCCAGAAACATCGCCCTCTTTTTTGGAGTTAGTTTAACCCTTGCAGCCATAACACAATACTACGACGTCCTAAGCGCCATGTACACCCCCCTATGATCATAGTTCGTCATTCTCATGGGGGCGCCTACCACGTCGAGTTCGTCTTGTAAATAGCATAGTAGTCTAATTACAGAAATTACTTATTACAGTCCCCTCCTATTCTTTCCTACTAGAAGTTTTACATAGTAAAGTTACTATGAGAAGAGAAAGATAGACTAGAATAGGGGGGGCCTGTAATACTATAATTCGTAATATGTGGTTTACGGGCTTCGTTCTCAGCGCTATGATAGCGAGACTAAATTCTTTTATAGGAGGTGTCATGGACACAGATATGGTACGGAAGATGCTCGAAAAACTAATAAAATCAATACCTTATGGGAAACGCAAATCGCAGCATGAACTCATCAAAACTCTGTTCCAGCACCTAAATTTGCCCTACACTGCAGCACTCTTTGCCCGTCGTAATGGCGCACATTGGGCTGAGCAGCAAGTCACAGTGGAGATCAGAAATCAACTCGATCCCACGACTATGACGATCCCAGAGGCCGCCCAATATCTCGGTCTGACCGGGAAAAAGCTGCGTTACGCGCTCGTAGTGGGTCGTGGGACGGCGACTTTTTTGCTCAAATTGGAGGCCTTACACCCTGGCATTGGGCCGCAAGCCCAGCTCGTGACGGTCACCCGCGTCTAATTTCTGAGGAGTGTTTCCTATGGTTCGTGCCCCACAATTGTCCCGAGCAACTGAGCTCGCTCAAGCAAAATTACTCACCTCTGGTTTGACCCTCACCGACGCTAAACACCTCAACATTTGCCTGCTAACGCCCGTCCAAACCAAAAAGCTCTACGCGCGCTGGCCCATTCATAGCCTCAAGTTCGACTACCTAGGACCTA